AGCAGACCTAGACACCATTATGCAACGTCAAATCTCACATCATGAAGGACAGAAAAACTACCCTTACAAAGACAGTCTTGACCTTTGGACTATCGGTATTGGACATCTAATAGGTGATGGTAGTGATAAAGCCTTAGCTGATAGCGGTTATTCTAAGTATACAAAACAGAACCCTATGCCTGAGTCTGAAGTAGCAGACTTGTTTGAGGAAGACTTAGAAGAACATAGAAACATTGCTGAAAGTTATGATTTTTATGACGGTATGAGTGATGAAGGTAAACGTGCTATACTAGACCTAACCTTTAACATGGGTGATTTCTACAACAAGAAAAAAGAAGATGGCAGCTATGTATGGAAAAACCTACGCACACAACTAGATAATGGTGATTGGGATGCAGCAGCAGCTAACTTGGCATCTTCTACATACGCACGACAGGTAGGAGGCAGAGCTACTACTGTTACGAACCTACTTAGACAGGCAGATAACTAATGCTAGGACTCCCACTAGAACTCGTAACCATGCTAGGCTCTACCGTATTAGGTGGGGTCATGAGCATTTGGGGCCAGAGTATAAAGGCTCGTCAAGAAGAGCAGAAGATGCTCATGGAACGTGCTAACTTCAACGCTAAGCAAGCGGTACTAGCACGTGAGGCAGGTAAGAACGATAAACATTTCGCATGGACACGAAGACTTATTGCATTATCTTCTGTATTTGCTATTATTGTATTACCGAAGCTAGTCGCTGTGTTCTACCCAGAGGTTGGCGTTATCGTAGGATACACTGAGATTCAGACTGGATTCCTAGACTTTATATTTGGACCGGGTGAAGAAGTAGTCAAGTGGAAATACGCACAGGGCTTCGTGATTACACCATTAGACACGCACATAGTATCAGCCATTGTTGGTTTGTACTTCGGTGCAGGATTTGCAAAGTAGGATATTGAGATGCCAATAGCAGGACCATTTGATAGACCCATTCCGGGTGAATCTCTGACAGGTGAACCGGGCAATAACCCATGGGAACAACCAGCACAAATGTCAGATGCTAAAGATGTAGCCATGTACTACCTTGAGCGTTTAAACGATGACGAGATTCTTAGTGACTTCGCAGCTATGATTGAGGCTGGAGCTACACTAGCACCCATCGTAGAGACAACATACCTACAGGGTGTTATGCGTGGGCTACACTCACTTGATGCAGGACTAGTTGTAGCACCTGTACTACATGCATTCATTAAGCAGTCGCTTGAAGATATGGGTGTTAAGGTTCGTGACACTGCAGAGAACCCACAGAAGAGAGCAGAAAAGGCTGAGATGCAACGCTTCCTAATGGTAGCTAACTCTATGCTCGACAGAGAGACAGCAGAAACTCCTGATGCAGGAGAAGAGATGATGGAAGCGATGATCGCTACGCAGGAAGGGACACCTGCAGAGGAAGAGGCACCGCAAGAAGATAAGCCCACTGGCTTGATGGCGAAAGGTTAACACACAATGGCATTTAATCGTGACGCATTTCTAGCTTCATTCCTTAACCAGATGTCTGCTGGTATAGTTAAGCAACGTGAAGACGCAGAAGAGTATAAAGAACAAGAAGAAGACGCATATGAGCGTAACAAACAGCTGATTGCTACACGTAACGCACGTGCATCACAGGCTGTTGCGTTAGGTAGACAAGCACTACAGTATTTACCAGAGGGTGGTAACTCTAAGGCTATGGTACGGACAGCTATAGCGTCTGGTATGACAGGCGTACAAGAGTTCCGTGATAAACTAGCTAAGGCACATGCTGAAGCAGGGTTAAGTGCTGGTGAACGTCTAGCTATTGATGACGTAGAAGCTATCATCAGTATGCCTAACATCCCTAGCATTGATCAGTCTTTGATTGATGATTCGCTAGAGAAGTTCGCTAAGCAAACATATGGTGCTATGCCTATTGGTGAAACAAAACCAGTAGAAGATGATACTAGCGTAATAGGTCAACTCTTTGGATTCGGTGCTAAGGATCGTGTAAAGCGTGAACTAGCAGAACGTAATGCCTTTGATGGTATGTCTGTAGCGGATGTGAATGCTGCAGCACGTATGAATGAGTTTAACTCTCTTATCCCTAACGCTGTTATGTCTTTCGCAGATATGGAACGCTTCGGGCGTAATGACGCTATCAAGTTCTCACGTACTATTACATCAGAGTATGACGAAGCTTTAACTAGCCGTGCAGCAGACGATGCAGCAGTACAAGCTCGTAGTGCTTATCTAGATAGTCTTGGACCTGATGTAGAGGCAACACCTGCACAAATAAGTCAGATTGAGAAGATGGCACGTACTGCCTACGCTCAAAAGGTTATCAAACGTCTAATCGAAACTGAGTCTGGTATCTACGGTGAGATGCTACTAAAAAACAGCATTGCAGCAGATCAAATCAAACAGTTGATGGGTGAGTCCTATTACTTTAAGTTGTATGATGACTATGTTCCAACAACAGACGAAGAGAAGGAGGCTGTAGGCTTAGGCTTAGGTCCGTCTGGTAGAGGTAGAGGTGGTCGTCGTGGTGCTAGAGAACAAGAAGAGACTACTGCACCAGAAGTAACAGAAGAAACTACAACGACAGAAGAAGATACTGCAGAGCCAGAAACACCTACGCCTACAGAAGATGAAACACCTGCTGAAGATGGACGCTTCCCATCACAGACACGTAAGGTTAAACCTCTTAACTTAGATGAAGCTCCGGGTTTCTTCCCTCTATCTAAGTATCGTAAGTGGACAACCCAGAACGAAGGTAAGTATGACTTAGAGACAGGTGATCCTATCTACGTAAGACCTAGACCTCCAGAAGGTGGACCTAAGAAACGTTACCCATTATTCCCCGGCTCAACATCATCACGTAAGACAGAGCCTATGACAGATGCAGAATACTGGGATATGCAACACGCAGACACACACGAACCTTCAGGTTACCCTAAAGGCGCAGAGTTTATAGAGTAAGGTATTTAGATGGACTACTACGAAGTACAAAACTTCATGAATAACTTGGGTGTGTCAGAGCCTGAACCAGAACAACCCCTGTCCTTTGACCCTGATGTATCTCTAACTGTCAACGATCTGAAGAGTAACTATCAGTACGTCAATCCTATTCGTGAATACATGATCGCACGTAAGGGTGTAGACTACCGTGATAAGTCGGACGAACAAGTTGTTGACGACTTTGTTAAGCAGATGCGTTACTTCAACGCTAACACTGTATCAACTGCAGGTGAGGTACGCTTCGTAAGTAAAGCTAGTGAGCGTCAGAAAGAAGCTGCACGTAAAGCTTATCAAATCTATGACCAACTAGGTAACGTCTTTGTTAACGATGGACTTATGGGTGCTGTGTCTGGTGTAGGCGACTACATATTTGCTGCAGCTAAAGACCCTACCAACTATCTAGGTTTACTTACTGGTGGTATTGGACGTGCAGTAGCAGGTGGTGCGCAGGTAACTGGACGTACAGCTATCAAGGCTGCAGTGCAACGCGCTGGGCGTGAAGCTCTTAAGAGTGGTGCCACACAGAAAGCTGCACAAGAGGCAGCACGTAAAGCAGGTCAAGAAGCAGCAGCACGTGCAGCAGCACAGGGTATGTCAACACGTAGAGCTAGGGGTGTCTATGACACAGTGTCTAGCAAGGTAGCAGAAGAAGCTAAACGTGCTATCGCTAGGGACGCTATGAAGTCTAAGCAGAAAGAGCTATTCGAGACTGCAGCAACACGCTCATTGAAACAGACTGTAGCACTAGACGCTACGGCTGCTGTGTTCCAAGATGTATCAGCACAACAGGTACGCTTAGATGTAGGCGCACAAGAACAGTACAGCAAGACACAGACTGCATTCTCTGCACTACTTGGTGGTGTAGCAGGTGGCGCACAGTTAGCTTTACGTAAGGCGGGTGGTAAGTCTGGACTAGAAGACACTCGTACAGAGCTAGAGAAGCTTGCTGAGCGCACTGTTGATACTTATGCACCTATCCTAAAGAAAAAGGATACACCTGAAGCAGCAAAGGCTATACGTAAGGCTGCAGACAAATGGAATGCTAAGGTAGAGAAGGGTCAAGTCGGCAAGGGTATGATCGACGACTCACAGCTAATCAGAGAGATTATGTTTGGTGATCCTGATGAGTTGAAACCGGGTGAGATTGGTGGTCTTGCACGTGTGTTCAAAGATAAAGGCTACAAGATTGGCAAAGAGATTCACATATCTGATGTCATGACAAACGTAGCTAACTCCCTAACCCAGAAAGAACTCAAAGAGATCAACAAGGTTATGGGTAAGCACACAGGCTTCCAGTTTGGTAACCTTACAGGGTCACGTGTTAAGCTAGGCGATCTTATGGCTGCACGTATGAGTGAAGCAGGTAAGACTCTTAACGTTGCATCTCAGATGCGTAAGCTTCTTGATTCAGGGCTACTAGCTGCAGAAGCTAAGATACAAAAGCAAGCTGATGCTATTGATGAAGCGGAAGCTAAAGCAGCTAAAGGATCACAGCCATTGAAGTATGGACAATCTGTGTGGAAACGTTTGCTTGTTTCATCTCCTGCTACTACAGCATTGAACGTTGCAGGTTTTGGTCAGTACTACGTAGGTCAGACTATCGCTGATCTATTTAGCTCTACTGCATTGATGACACAGGGCTTGGCTCAAATGACAGTCAATCGTGCAGCAGCACAAGAGAGCTTCCGTCAAGCACGTGCGCTGGGTACGCTACAGGTACAGAAGATTCGTAACCTACTAGACCCTTACACTACACACGATGAGTACCTGCGTTTCCTTAATGATCCTCAAAACGAGGCAGCACGTAAGATGCTATTCGAAACTATGGCGGGTGGTGTTGAGGCAGGAGCTAAGCGTTTTGGTTTAGACCCAAATAACCCTACTTATCGTAACGTGGAAGCATTCACTACAGCGATGAACCAAATCACAGGTGTACGCATTCAGGATACCTTCACTAAGTCACAGATGTTCATGAATGAGATGGATAAGTATCTGCGCTTGAAGAAAGGTACAACTCTGAAAGAAGCACTGCTATCTGATGAAGCATTTGATGAAGACATCATTCAAGGCGCACTAGATACTACACTGAAGTCTGTGTTTGCTAAGGACTACACTACAACAGAGCAACCAGAGCTTGTACGTCAGTTGGCTAAGCTTACAGAGACATTCTCTAACACACCTGGTTTTGGTACGATCCTACCCTTTGGTCGTTTCTTCAACAACGTTCTAGCTACAGCGTATCAGTGGTCACCACTAGCTGCACCAGAGCTACTACTGAAGCCATTCTACAAACGCGCAGTAAAAGCACAACCAGACTTAACAGAGATGGAAGCTTACTCACGTATGGTTGTAGGTACTGCAGCACTTGCCCTAGCCATGGACTACGACACAGAGCGTAGAGAGAAAGGCTTGGGTGTGTTTGAGGTAGATGCAGGTGGCGGCACTATTGTAGATGCTAAGAACACCTATCCATTCTCAGCGTTCCTTGCGGGTGGTCGTATCCTAAACATGCGCCGTAATGATGAAGATGTTCCACCAGAGCTACTACAAGAACTTGGTACACAGTTGGCTGTTGGTCAGCTTGCACGTGAC